TCAAAACTGAAAGCGCATCCAGGCAAAGTACACATTGCCATTGTTGTAGGTACCCGGAATGTAGGTCATCTGAAAAGTCACTGGGCCATAACCCACGGAGGCCAATGGCAGTAGAACCGGGAGAGGGATGTAATTCCAGTTATCGCGTGCCGTTACGCCAGCGGTGAATCCCAGACCTAAATGAAAATTTTCATCCGCCAGCGGTCGCCAGGTACTTTCCCATCCGTATCCGGCAATCGGTTCCCATTTGTTCCACGAGTCCTTAAATGCCATGGCATACAGGCCATGCCAGTTTCCTTTTTCATCCCAACGCGACAGGCCAAAACCGCCACCCCACGGTCGCTCGTTATAGCGATCGGTTTTTTCTTTGTCGTAAGCGAAACGTGCATGCCAGGTGATGGCAGGAATATATAAATCATAATGTTCAGGCTGTTGCCAGGTTTGTGCAATATTTTCTCTAAACGTTGTCATCCTCTCATCTGCGTTAGCAAAAACTTTACCAACGCTGATTAACTGAATAAAAACAAAGGAAAAGATAGCGACATATTTACTCACGTTCATTTGTGACCATAAAACATTTATCAAAAATCTACTACTAGCATAGCAAAGCTACAATTAACATAACCTTAATAGACCCAACATAAAGAATAATCTGAATAGCTGCTCTATTTATTTCCGCTTGTTCAAGTTAAATATTTCCGCGCATCGATTAAAGATGATGCGTCGTTTTCTGCGATGGGAATAGTCAAAAAAGAAAAACCAAGTCTTTTTTGATGACAAAATGCAATCAAGGAAAAATTATTTTATTTTTTAACGAGATACAACAATCATCTTAACGAAGTATATAATATATATCGTCAACCCATGCTCATATTAGATTATTTTTTGAGCGCACAGCCGCAGCTAACACCATTGCAATTAACAAATTTGCATCAATCCACCATCAATTTACACACATTATTATGTGATAATTGCCAACCGCTAAATATGCGTTTTGTTATCTATGTATAAAAACAGCAACTTCAATGTCTTAATGGCAGTTTTTCTTGATTTTAATCAGCATTCATCGCCAATTTATTGGGCATATTTTTCCTTAAGCTTTAGGAAGTTTTTATTATTTACTTTGGGCCTGGAGACAGGAAAAATTATGCTGACATTCATTGAACTCCTTATTGGGGTTGTGGTTATTGTGGGTGTAGCTCGCTACATCATTAAAGGGTATTCCGCCACTGGTGTGTTATTTGTCGGTGGCCTGTTATTGCTGATTATCAGTGCCATTATGGGGCACAAAGTGTTACCGTCCAGCCAGGCTTCAACAGGCTACAGCGCCACGGATATCGTTGAATACGTTAAAATATTACTAATGAGCCGCGGCGGCGACCTCGGCATGATGATTATGATGCTGTGTGGCTTTGCCGCTTACATGACCCATATCGGCGCGAATGATATGGTGGTCAAGCTGGCGTCAAAACCATTGCAGTATATTAACTCCCCTTACCTGCTGATGATTGCCGCCTATTTTGTTGCTTGTCTGATGTCACTGGCCGTCTCTTCCGCAACCGGTCTGGGTGTTTTGCTGATGGCAACCCTGTTTCCGGTGATGGTAAACGTTGGTATCAGTCGTGGCGCAGCAGCTGCCATTTGTGCCTCCCCGGCGGCGATTATTCTCGCACCGACTTCAGGGGATGTGGTGCTGGCGGCGCAGGCTTCCGAAATGTCGCTGATTGACTTCGCCTTCAAAACGACGCTGCCTATCTCAATTGCTGCAATTATCGGCATGGCGATCGCCCACTTCTTCTGGCAACGTTATCTGGATAAAAAAGAGCACATCTCTCATGAAATGTTAGATGTCAGTGAAATCACCACCACTGCCCCCGCGTTTTATGCCATTTTGCCGTTCACGCCGATCATCGGTGTACTGATTTTTGACGGTAAATGGGGTCCGCAATTACACATCATCACTATTCTGGTGATTTGTATGCTGATTGCCTCCATTCTGGAGTTCCTCCGCAGCTTTAATACCCAGAAAGTTTTCTCTGGTCTGGAAGTGGCTTATCGCGGGATGGCAGATGCGTTTGCTAACGTGGTGATGCTGCTGGTTGCCGCTGGGGTATTCGCTCAGGGGCTTAGCACCATCGGCTTTATTCAAAGTCTGATTTCTATCGCTACCTCGTTTGGTTCGGCGAGTATCATCCTGATGCTGGTATTGGTGATTCTGACCATGCTGGCGGCAGTCACGACCGGTTCAGGCAATGCGCCGTTTTATGCGTTTGTTGAGATGATCCCGAAACTGGCGCACTCTTCCGGCATTAACCCGGCGTATTTGACTATCCCGATGCTGCAGGCGTCAAACCTGGGTCGTACCCTATCACCCGTTTCTGGCGTAGTCGTTGCGGTTGCCGGGATGGCGAAAATCTCACCATTTGAAGTCGTAAAACGCACCTCGGTGCCGGTGCTTGTTGGGCTAGTGATTGTTATCGTTGCTACAGAGCTGATGGTGCCAGGAACGGCAGCAGCGGTCACAGGCAAGTAAATAGTAATGCCGGAGGCAAGTTTCCTCCGGCTTTATCATGTCACCCACTGTGGTATATGCGTTGTGGTCTGCCAACTTTGCCGTGAACAATTTCAGCAATAATCAGATGGCGGCTGGCGCAATATTCAAGATAACGCCTGGCAGTGGTGCGGCTGATGGTCAGTGCCTGCGCCACCGTTTCTGCCGTATGTTGCACACCAGGCTCTTTAAACAGTTTTCGCACCGCGTTTAGCGTCAAGGGGTCAATGCCGGTCGGCAGTTCGTCTTTGGGTTCACCGCGAGCATAGGCATTAAACATCTCATCAATTTGCTTCTGGCTGGCGCTATCAATACTTTCCAGCATATGTTTACGCTGGCGGAAACGGGTTAGCGTTTGCCCCAGTGTATTGATTCACTTGAAGTACGAAAAAACCGGGAGAACATTGGATTATTCGGGATCTGATGGGATTAGATTTGGTGGGGCTTGCAAGCCTGTAGTACAAATTTTAGGCGTTAACCAATGAAACGCGAAAGATAGTAAAAAATTGCTTTTGTTTCATTGAAAAAACGAAAAACAAAAACACTATAAATCATTTCAATCATAGCTTCAAAAAACGTTCAAAACCGATAACAACCAGGCGGTAATGCTGCCAACTTACTGATTTAGTGTATGATGGTGATTTTAAGGTGCTTGCGTGGCTTCCATTTCCATCAGATGTCCTTCCTGCTCCGCTACTGAAGGCGTGGTGCGTAACGGCAAAAGCACTGCCGGACATCAGCGCTATCTCTGCTCTCATTGCCGTAAAACATGGCAACTACAGTTCACTTACACTGCCTCTCAGCCCGGTACGCACCAGAAAATCATTGATATGGCCATGAATGGCGTCGGATGTCGCGCCAGCGCACGCATTATGGGCGTTGACCTCAACACGGTTTTACGTCACTTAAAAAACTCAGGCCGCAGTCGGTAACCTCGCGCATACAACCGGGCAGTGATGTGATTGTCTGCGCTGAAATGGACGAACATTGGGGCTACGTCGGTGCTAAATCACGTCAGCGCTGGCTGTTTTACGCGTATGACAGGATACGGAGGACGGTTGTGGCGCACGTCTTCGGTGAACGCACTCTGGCCACACTGGAGCGTCTTCTGAGCCTGCTGTCGGCCTTTGAGGTCGTGGTATGGATGACGGATGGCTGGCCGCTGTATGAATCACGCCTGAAGGGAAAGCTGCACGTTATCAGCAAGCGTTACACTCAGCGCATTGAGCGACATAATCTGAATCTGAGACAACATCTGGCAAGGCTGGGACGGAAGTCACTGTCGTTCTCAAAATCGGTGGAGCTGCATGACAAGGTCATCGGGCATTATCTGAACATAAAACACTATCAGTAAGTTGGAGTCATTACCCAACCAGGCTGTCACCAAATGACTCATATCACAAATCAGCTCATGCCGTTTAGGTATGTTACATGTGTGATTATGTGAGGTGAAGTATGTTTTAGCTGGCTCATGGTTGTTATACGGCTTTTTTCGCATCTTGTGGTTCCAACAAAGGAGCTACAGGCTCTTCCTGTTTATGAACACCATACATTGACAAAATCTCTTGGCGAGTTTCTGGAGGTAATTTATGCAGCGCCAAAGCTGTTTGTAGTGTTTGGCGATCAATACCCAGCGTTGCCAATAGGGTGTCAACGGAGATGGAGGGGCGTTCTTGCATTAATCCGGAAAGCCCATATTTAGCCATGTTTAGCTCTATCTCTCGGACTTCATTTTCTCCTAGTTTATTGATTAACAGGGAGAACATTTTCAATGTATCAGCATTCATTTCTTCGATAGCAATTTTTTGCATAGCCGGTATTGCCGGGATATATTCAACCCCAGGCCCGCGACGCCCTTCTTGTGAACGCTTCGGCCATCCCTCTTTCTTTGCTCGTTTATGCACCCCCTGTATTGTCCCAGGCATTCCATCCAGTTCAGTAATTTGTTTGGGTGTCATCCACTGGTTTATCTCATTTGCGCTTTTCATAAACTAAGTTTACCAGATTTATCTATATAAAAATCAATGGATTACAAAATAAACCACATCAACTGATATAAACCGATTGGGTTTATTTGATTTATATGGCAATGTATAAAACAGATAATCAAGACGAATTATTTGTTTTGATAACCCTTTATCATACGCAATATGGTTGGTGTGCGAAAGATGAGTAACGATTGGCATCGGGCCGACGTGATTGCGGCCCTCAAAAAAACAGGAACCCCTCTGGCAAAATTGTCCAGACGTTCAGGTTATTCAACCGGGACGCTTGCAAATGCATTAGTCAGGCCATGGCCTAAAGGTGAACGCATTATTGCTGACGCCTTAAACATGAAACCTGAGGAAATTTGGCCTAGTAGATATCTAAGGGATCACAATGAGAGAGTGGATATCAGCAATTGAATGCATGGGTTTATCTGGTTTACCTGGTTCATTAATGGGGGTTCACAAAAGAGCTCAGAGAGAAGGATGGCTCAAGAGAAGAAGAGAAGGAATTAGAGGGGTTGCTTACGAATACCATATATCTTCTCTTCCTAACATTGCTCGAGCTGAAGTTTTGCTCCAACAAGGAAAATTTAAAACCAGTCAGGGATGTTTTGAAATCGCCCGCCCCACGCTGGAAGCTCATGATTATGATCGTGAGGCACTATGGAGCAAATGGGATAAAGCCAGCGATTCCCAGCGCAGCCTGGCTGAAAAATGGTTGCCCTCAATTCAGGCCACAGACGAAATGCTGAACCAGGGGATTTCAACGAAAACGGCTTTTGCGACCGTTGCAGGGCATTACCAGGTCAGCGCATCCACTTTGCGGGACAAGTATTACCAGGTACAGAAGTTTGCGAAGCCTGACTGGGCGGCTGCACTTGTTGATGGACGTGGAGCATCCCGTCGCAATGTTCACAAAAGTGAATTTGACGAGGATGCCTGGCAGTTTCTGATTGCAGATTATCTGCGACCGGAAAAACCCGCCTTCCGCAAATGTTATGAGCGTCTGGAACTGGCAGCCCGCGAGCATGGCTGGAGTATTCCCTCCCGTGCCACGGCCTTTCGCCGGATTCAGCAACTGGACGAGGCAATGGTTGTTGCCTGTCGTGAAGGTGAACATGCACTGATGCATCTGATACCGGCACAGCAGCGAACTGTGGAACACCTGGACGCCATGCAGTGGATCAACGGCGACGGTTATCTGCATAACGTCTTTGTACGCTGGTTTAACGGTGATGTGATCCGTCCGAAAACATGGTTCTGGCAGGATGTGAAAACCCGAAAAATTCTGGGCTGGCGCTGCGATGTGAGCGAGAACATTGATTCAATTCGCCTCTCGTTCATGGATGTTGTGACTCGCTACAGTATCCCGGAGGATTTTCACATCACCATTGATAACACCCGTGGTGCTGCGAATAAATGGCTGACGGGAGGCGCGCCCAATCGCTACCGCTTTAAGGTAAAAGAGGACGATCCAAAAGGACTGTTTTTACTGATGGGTGCGAAAATGCACTGGACAAGCGTTGTTGCCGGTAAAGGCTGGGGCCAGGCAAAACCTGTTGAACGTGCTTTCGGTGTTGGTGGGCTTGAGGAATACGTTGATAAGCATCCGGCACTGGCTGGCGCATATACGGGGCCAAATCCGCAGGCAAAACCTGATAACTATGGCGACCGCGCTGTTGATGCAGAGCTGTTTCTGAAAACCCTTGCCGAAGGTGTGGCGATGTTCAATGCCAGAACAGGCCGTGAAACAGAAATGTGCGGGGGCAAACTCTCGTTTGATGATGTTTTCGAGCGTGAATACGCCAGAACGATTGTGCGTAAGCCAACCGAAGAACAAAAACGGATGCTGTTACTGCCTGCCGAGGCGGTGAACGTTTCACGCAAAGGCGAGTTTACGCTTAAAGTTGGCGGCTCCCTTAAAGGCGCGAAAAACGTTTATTACAACATGGCATTAATGAATGCCGGAGTGAAAAAAGTTGTGGTCAGATTTGATCCACAGCAGTTACACAGCACGGTTTATTGAGGTAGCCTGAGTTTAACGGACACTCCTTCCTGAAATAGAATGGCATCAGAAGGAGCTAATAATGAGCAGAAAAACCCAACGTTACTCTAAAGAGTTCAAAGCCGAAGCTGTCAGAACGGTTCTTGAAAATCAACTTTCGATCAGTGAAGGCGCTTCCCGATTATCTCTTCCTGAAGGCACTTTAGGACAATGGGTTACCGCCGCCAGAAAAGGGCTCGGTACTCCTGGTTCCCGCACGGTGGCTGAACTGGAATCTGAAATTCTGCAACTGCGTAAGGCGTTAAATGAAGCTCGCCTTGAGCGCGATATATTAAAAAAAGCAACAGCGTATTTTGCACAGGAGTCGCTGAAAAATACGCGTTAATCGAACAATGGCGACAACAATTTCCCATTGAAGCGATGTGTCAGGTATTTGGTGTATCCAGGAGCGGTTATTACAACTGGGTACAGCATGAACCCTCAGACAGAAAACAAAGTGATGAGCGGCTAAAACTGGAGATTAAGGTGGCACATATCCGCACTCGCGAAACATATGGAACCCGGCGGCTCCAGACGGAGCTGGCAGAGAATGGCATCATCGTTGGTCGTGACCGACTGGCACGTCTTCGTAAGGAGCTAAGGCTACGCTGTAAGCAGAAACGCAAGTTCAGAGCGACTACGAACCCGAACCACAATCTGCCAGTTGCGCCAAATCTGCTGAACCAGACGTTCGCTCCTACAGCACCAAATCAGGTCTGGGTGGCGGACCTGACGTATGTTGCCACACAGGAGGGATGGTTGTACCTCGCTGGCATCAAAGATGTTTATACGTGCGAAATTGTCGGCTACGCCATGGGAGAGCGCATGACAAAAGAGCTGACAGGTAAAGCCCTGTTTATGGCGCTCAGGAGCCAGCGCCCACCTGCCGGGCTAATCCACCACTCTGATCGAGGTTCACAGTACTGCGCATACGATTACCGGGTCATACAGGAGCAGTCTGGTCTGAAAACATCAATGTCGCGTAAAGGTAACTGTTACGACAACGCTCCGATGGAAAGCTTCTGGGGAACGCTGAAAAATGAGAGCCTGAGCCACTATCGTTTTAATAACCGGGATGAAGCCATCTCAGTAATACGGGAATACATTGAGATTTTCTACAATCGTCAGCGTCGTCACTCTCGTCTGGGGAATATCTCCCCGGCAGCCTTCAGGGAAAAATATCATCAGATGGCTGCTTAAAAAAAGAACAAATGGTAGTGTCCGCTATTGCCAGTACACCTCAAACAATAAGGTCATTACAGATACAGGTTGCGGAAATATTTGTCTTGCAGGTGCTGTGGTGGAAGTTACTGGCACTCGCGGCGCAATGACCATACGCGTTACTACGCCAAGTACGTCCAGCGGCGGCGGAATCACTAACGCTCAATTCACTTATATTAATCATGGTGATGCTTATGCTCCTGGCTGGCGAAGAGACTACAATACGAAAAACCAGCAGCCTGCATTTGCTTTAGGGCAAACAGGAAGCAGGGTTGCAAATGATAAAGCTGTTGGCTGGAACTGGAATAGCGGTGTTTATGATGCAAATATCAGCGGTGCATCAACATTAATCCTCCACTTCAATAAGAATACGGGGAGCTGCCCTGCTGTACAGTTCCGTGTGAATTATAAGAACGGCGGTATTTTTTATCGTTCAGCGCGTGATGGTTATGGATTTGAGGCTGGCTGGTCAGAGTTTTACACCACAACACGCAAGCCATCAGCGAGAGATGTTGGCGCATATACGCAGGCAGAATGTAACTCAAGGTTTATTACAGGTATTCGCCTTGGTGGTCTGTCATCTGTTCGGACATGGAATGGTCCCGGCTGGTCTGACAGGTCAGGTTATGTTGTTACCGGTTCCGTTAACTCAAACAGAGATGAACTAATTGATACAACTCAGGCAAGGCCAATTCAGTATTGCATTAATGGGACGTGGTATAACGCGGGGAGTATTTAACGATGATGCACTTAAAAAACATTTCTGCTGGTAATCCTGAAACAAAAGAGCAATACCAGCTAACGAAACAATTTAACATCAAATGGCTTTATACAGAGGATGGGAAAAACTGGTATGAGGAACAAAAGAACTTTCAGCCTGATACGTTGAAAATGGTCTATGACCACAACGGCGTTATTATTTGTATTGAAAAGGATGTTTCAGCAATTAATCCGGAAGGCGCAAGCGTCGTTGAGGTTCCTGATATTACAGCAAATCGCCGGGCTGATATTTCAGGTAAATGGATGTTCAAAGATGGCATAGTGATAAAGCGAACTTATACCGGGGAAGAGCAGAGGCAACAAGTGGAAAATGAAAAGCAAAGCCTGTTGCAACTTGTCAGGGATAAAACCCAGCTATGGGACTCACAGCTACGGCTGGGCATCATTTCCGCCGGGAATAAGCAGAAATTAACCGAGTGGATGCTCTACGCGCAGAAGGTCGAATCCACAGACACCTCCAGTCTGCCAGTAACGTTTCCCGAACAACCAGAATGAGAGAAGGCCCGCTATCGGGCCTTAATTTTTACTCTGGTTTTTGTGGCCATTCTGGCTTTGCCGTATCCACACGGCTGACCAGAACACTGTAGCGTTCCCATGACTCCAGTCGTGCGCGTTCCTCATCTGTTGCCATATTCAGCCTGACAGAGCGCTCCAGCGGCTGGATGACTGATTCAGCTTCGGAAAGCAATGCGGCTTTTTGTGATTCGGCCTGTTGCTGCTGTTCGTCTGCCGTATAAATCCGCTTAACCACAGCTCCGTCCTTAAACATCCACTTCCCGGAATCATCGGCACGACGATTTGCTGTTATATCGGGGACCTCAACGACGCTAAAGCCTTCAGGATTAAGCGTGGAGGCATCTTTAGTGATGGCGACAATAATATTATTTTCATCGTAAACAATCTTTATTGTATCTGGCTGAAAGTTCTTCACTTCCCCATACCAGTTTTTTCCGTCTTCTGTCCACAACCAGATTACGTCAAAATTCTTTGTTAATTCGTACTGTTCCAGTGTTTTAGCGTTACCCGCTTTAATGTTCTTTAAGTGCATCATATTAAACGCTCGCTACATTATACCAAGTGCCATTTATATACTTTTGAATCGGTCTGTAATAAACACCCGCAATATTATCGGCAGAGTTGGAACCTGTATCCTGAACATTAATACCAGACAATACATGACCTGAAGGGCACTGAAAATTCCATGTTTGCCAGTTGTTCACTCCATAATATTGCTGTGAACCAAGTCGAACATCTTTCACATATCTGGAATCAAAATTGCCATAGTTGCCGGGAATAACTTGCGAACCGCAAAGCCAGTTCCCGTTATTATCCATGTACGCCTGACCATCGGTGCCATTGGCTGTCCTTGAGTTATTAATCATGTAGATGCCAAATTGCCTATTCCCCAGCCCACCAATTACGAATTTACGGTCGGTATGGTCCTGGCGAAGCAATGCCTGCGCACCATCGTTGGATACCGCATTACGGCCCATAATAACGTTCTGGTCACGCATATGAATCCACATGCCTGTACTGCTGTTAATTAAAAAACGGTTTGTAAATATATCTCCTGTAACAACCAGACCATGCCCCATGCTTATCCGGCCAGTTCTGAGATTAAGCGTAAAGGGGCGTAGTGGCCCTATATTACCATTTTCCCCTTCATTCTCTCGTGTAGGGATGATATGCAGGCATTCTTCAGAACGACGAAAAATGGCACCAAAAGATGAATTAAATATTCTCAGTGCATTGACCGTCGATATTTTTACTTCACTGCTGAAAAGGGCTTTAACAAGAACATACAGAGCATCCCATTTAAGATTCATCAGGTCTTTAACCCGGCCGCCAGTGAGGTGGTGTCTCCATTTGAAATACTCATTGCCGTTGTCGCCTGTTTCAAACCACATGTATGAATCAGTATCGCTGTCGGCATCATTTTTAAATCCAATCTTTGCCCAGTCAGTATTCCGAATCCAGGCAAGGATTGAGTCGTTTTCAAAAGTAAGTCCACCGGACAACGTATCGCCATTTTTTTGCACGGCGTTACCAGCCTTGTTTACCGTTTCCTGTAAACCGAGGGGCCGTTTCTGGCCTGCATGGCATGATTTCCGCTTTTAAACGGGGAATTCAGCGTGCTGATTGGCTATGTAAGGGTATCAACAAATGACCAGAATACAGACCTGCAACGAAACGCTCTTGTTTGTGCAGGATGTGAACAAATATTTGAAGATAAATTAAGCGGAACAAGGACAGACCGACCGGGATTAAAACGTGCTTTAAAGCGCCTTCAAAAAGGAACGCATATAGAAAACGACGATCGAATCAATTAAATCGATCTGTATTACCGATCGATTATGTCCCGATAACCACACCCGACTGATGAGATTTTTTAAGATAACGGCGAATTGATGCAAGGAGGTGAAATGAAATCAATTCGCTGTAAGAACTGCAACAAACTGTTATTTAAAGCGGATTCCTTTGATCACATTGAAATCAGGTGTCCGCGTTGCAAACGTCACATCATAATGCTGAATGCCTGCGAGCATCCCACGGAGAAACATTGTGGGAAAAGAGAAGAAATCACGCATTCTGACGAAACCGTGCGTTATTGAGTATGAAGGCCAGATTGTTGGCTATGGTTCAAAGGAGCTGCGCGTTGAAACCATATCCTGCTGGCTGGCCCGCACAATCATTCAGACAAAGCACTATTCCCGCCGTTTTGTGAATAACTCTTACCTTCACCTGGGAGTATTCAGCGGGCGTGATCTGGTTGGCGTTCTCCAGTGGGGATATGCCCTTAACCCCAACTCAGGTCGTCGTGTCGTGCTTGAAACGGATAACCGGGGCTATATGGAGTTGAATCGCATGTGGCTACACGACGACATGCCCCGCAACTCTGAATCACGGGCCATCAGCTACGCGCTGAAAGTTATCAGATTACTGTATCCGTCAGTGGAGTGGGTTCAGTCCTTTGCTGACGAACGCTGCGGACTCGCAGGCGTTGTGTATCAGGCGTCGAATTTTGATTTTATTGGCAGCCATGAAAGCACGTTCTACGAGCTGGATGGTGAGTGGTATCACGAGATAACGATGAACGCGATTAAGCGCGGAGGGCAACGAGGCGAGTATTTGCGAGCTAATAAGGAGCGTGCCGTGGTGCACAAATTTAATCAGTATCGCTACATCAGATTCCTGAACAAGCGAGCAAGGAAGCGGCTAAATACCAAACTATTCAAGGTTCAGCCATACCCTAAGTGATCCCCATGTAATGAATAAAAAGCGGTAATTAATACAGCTGTTTCATTTGAAGCGCGAAAGCTAAAGTTTTCGCATTTATCGTGAAACGCTTTCGCGTTTTTCGTGCGCCGCTTCACCCAGCCGTTCATAGGCAATTGGCTTAATGAGATAATCAAATACACCACAACGTACGGCTTCAGACACCGTTTCCATATCACTGGCTGCAGTGGTAAACACCACGTCGCCGGGATAATGCGCCTGCACCAGTTCATGCAGTAAATTAATCCCTCTACCGTCAGGAAGATAGTTATCGAGCAAGATTAGCCCCGGCTTAAAACGCTCGATCATCATTCGGGCCTGCGCCAGGTTTCCCGCCAGTAATATCTGACTGAATCCGGGAATGTGACGAATATATTCCGCATGCATCTCTGCCAGCGGCGTTTCGTCCTCAACGATCAATAGGGTTAATGGAGCTGTCAT